GAATGGTCTTCCATTGGTGAACGGCAGACCTTTCTATTCCAAGTATTCTAGCAAGCTCACTCTGTGAGCCAGCAAGTGTGATAGCAGTTTGTTTATCCATCTAAACAGTATAGCAAAGAAATTATTTGTTGTTTTTAGGGTAAACACCTACATAAATATCTTGCAATCTGTTAAGAACTCTCTACAATCCATCTCAGCCCGCAACAAAACGTAAGTGGGTATTTTTAAGGAAATCAAGATGAAAAGTAAGATTATTCAGACGCTAGTTGAGTATGTGTTAGCCATCGTTATCTTTGGCGGTATCGGTGTACTACTGGCATGGAGAGGCTAATATGAACTACCCAACAGAAATAACATTGCGTGACTATTTTGCAGCACAGTCAATTCAAATTGCTACGCAAATGGTTAAACATGATTTAAAACAAGATGACGAAAATTTTTATTGGTGTGAAGTTCATAGAGAAGTAATCGCCAAGCGTAGTTATCAACTGGCAGACGCAATGTTAGAAGCGAGGGGAGAATGAACACACACTATCTAACTCATGTCCGTAAGATATTTCGCACTTACGATGCCCCACCACAGGTCATTAGAAGCTATCAAAAGCAATGGGTGAAGTCAGTACGCCAGTTGGGTGACAAGTGGCTTGTAGCAAAGCCTATTGAAAGAATCCAATGATTACCAGACAAGATGCTATCAAAGACTTGTCGCATGATGATTACTGCTGTTACTGCACAGAACCCAAGGGCGACAAATACACTTGCTGCTCAGAAAACCACTTTATCCCTTTTGAGTTTTTATACGATGAAGATAAAGAAGCAATGATTGAAGAATATTTAACTAAAGGAAAATGATGGACAACAATGCAACTGGTGTTTATAAAATTTCTTGTTTGCAAACTAGAAAGTTCTACATTGGTAGCGCACATAGTTTGCTAAATAGAAAGCGAACACATCTTAGTTGCTTAAGAAAAAACAATCATAGAAATTCAAAACTTCAAAGAGCATGGAACAAGTATGGTGAACAAAATTTTCAGTTTCAAACTTTGTTAATTTGCTCTAAAAATGATGTGTTGTTTTATGAACAATTGTTGTTAACAAAACTTAATGCTGTTCAAAATGGGTTTAACATTAGTCCCTTCGTAATTGGAGGCAAAGGAATAAAGCACACAGAAGAAACAAAACTTAAGATGAAAGCTGCTTGGGAACAAAGAAAAAAAGTACCTAAGAAAGAAGTTTCAGAAGAAACTAAAAAGAAAATTTCTTTAGCAAAACTTGGTGTAAAGAGAAAGCCTTTTACTGAGGAAGCAAAAAGAAACATGGCAATCTCTAGGATGGGGAATAAAAACCGATTAGGAATTCCTCATACAGAAGAAACAAAGTTAAAAATGAAGTTAACAAGAGAAACCAAAAGGAATCAAAATGTCAATTGAAGCACTACTCAAGTTAAATGTTAACGAGCATACTGAAAAAAAGCAAAACCTAACCTACCTATCATGGGCTTGGGCATGGGCAGAGGCTCTTAAAGCAGACCCTAAAGCTACCTACAAAGTAGAAATGTTTGATGGCAAGTGCTACATGGAAATCAATGGCACAGCAATGGTCTGGGTGACAGTTACCATGTTTGACAAGCCAATGACCTGCCAGTTACCAGTAATGGACTCGGGCAACAAAGCAATTCCCTTAAAGGGCTATACAGCAGTCTCTAAGTATGGCAAAGAGTATCGGGTTGAGTGTGATGCGTTTGCGGTTAACACAGCCATCATGCGATGCATGACCAAAGCACTTGGCTTGCATGGACTCGGGTTATACATCTACGCTGGTCAGGATTTGCCAGATGAAGATAGCCCACCAGAAAAGATAATCATCACACCTACTCAAGGCGCAATGGATACCATCCCAGAAGACGAACAGAATTATCTCAGAGAGTTAGCAATGGAGTTAATTGCTCTCTGTGAGAAAGAAGAACCTAAGAGTGCTTGGGTGAAGTTGGAAGCAGAGAACCTAGACAGCGAACAGAAAGTTGCTCTCTGGACTTTGCTTCCTAGTAAAGTAAGAAGTGCGTTAAAGAACGCTAAAGGTGTGTAAAATGCAAGTGTGGCTAGGGTCTGCAGCCCGAAAGGAAACTCATCATTTCTTGCCACAACCTTTTGATGACACTTGATGGAGTGAACTATGCTTACGCAAAAAGAAGTACGTGATTATTTTGACTATACAGATGGAATTTTGTATTGGAAAGTTCAAAAATCTAATGTAGTAAAAGTTGGTCAACCTGCTGGCTCATTAGATGAAAGAACTGGTTATTACAGAATTCATATAAACTCAAAATTATACAAAACACATAGATTGATTTTTTTGTATCACCACGGATATTTGCCTGAGTTTGTTGACCACGTAGACAACAATAAATTAAATAACAAAATTGACAATTTGAGAGAGGCAACAAAGTCTCAAAATTGTATGAATCAAAAGGTTAGCACTCGTAATACAACTGGAATTAAAGGAGTAATGTGGCATAAAAGAGATAAAAAATGGTATGTACAAATAAGAGTTAATTCAAAGTGCCATAGTTTTGGTTACTATGACGATAAAGAATTAGCTGAACTAGTCGCAATAGAAGCAACAAATAAGTTGCATAAAGAGTTTTCAGCTTACAAAGGAGCATTAAATGGAATATAACAATGAAAACAGAGGCGCATTATTTAAGAATGAGCGCAGAGATGATGAGAAGTTTCCTCACTACAAAGGGTCACTCAATGTAGAGGGGGTAGATTTTTGGATTAGCGCATGGTTAAAAGAAAGCAAAGATGGGGCTAAGTTTATGTCTTTATCTATAAAAGCTAAAGACCAAAAAGAAGCTAAGCAGCCTACAAAGCGTTCTCTAAAAGATTTTGATGAAGACGCACCTTTTTGATTACGAGGGGAAAGTTGTGCAAAGAGTTTTTTAGGCTTGCAGACGAGCAATGAGTACCCTCACCACTATGAGAAATCAGTATGCAACCCATACTGACTTCCGTGATTTCCGAGGGTTGATTCCCGAAAATACGCATTTCTTGCCTAGCAATATAGACATGATTTGCGAGAGAAAGGGACACTTCCTAATCGGAGAGTGGAAGAAACCTAACGAGAACATGGCTACTGGTCAGCAATTGCTACTCAAGGCTTTTGCTCAAGTGCCTAAATTTACTGTGTTAGTCATTATCGGTAACACAGACAACGAACAAACTGAAGTTGGAGATGTGTTCCAAGTCATTTTGGGTAAGTGCGTAAAAATTGGTGAGGGTCTTGATTTCCTCAAAGACTTTTATGTTATGTGGTACGAATTTGCAAACTCGAAAGGATAGTTATGTCATACGCAAATATAGAGATGAAAATAATTCAATGGTCAGAAGCTAGGAAAATTATTCCTAACAGCAACCCAGAGTCTCAGCTACTCAAAGCAGTATCAGAGATGGGTGAACTAGCTGACGCAACCATCAAGCACGATAAAGAGGCAGTCATAGACGCAGTAGGGGATGTTATGGTTTGTCTCATCAATTACTGTGTACTGCAAGATATAAATCTAGTAAACTGCATGGAAGTTGCGTATGACCAGATTAAGAATCGCAAGGGAATTCTTTTGCCTAACGGAGTCTTCCAAAAGGATGCTACTTAGCCAACAAGTACAGACCCACGTTTGAAAAGGCGTAACCTGCGTACACCACAGCCATGCTTGGGTTTCCTCTGTAGAGTTGTTCAGCAGCAATGTAGGCGTAGATGCCACCAGTTAAGATAATTAGCCAAGCACTCAAAATGCACCTACATCAATTACTTCACCACGAAACTGAATCTGGTCTTCGTCAAACTTCTGAACCAACTCTGGAAGTAATAACTGTCCGTTAAAGAAATTCAGAATAGCAAAGCCTGACCTGTGGTTACTTGGGTTTATCTCAGCATAAGTAAATTGAGGCCCATCAGTCTCAGCCAACGTCCCTGTATCTACTCCGTATCTACATCCGTTGTAGTCAGAAAATGGAGTAACTTTTAAAGAGTGCAAGTGTCCAGTAACGATGGACACACCAGCGTTTACAGTATTGTTGTGAGTAGCGTGAACACCACCTTTGTAACGATGCTTAACAATTACGCTGTCTGTAGGCCATACTGCCCAACAGAAGTCCCAATCTGGGATATGGTCTGTCAACTTAAACCCGACAACATCCTTAAACTGTGGTGCGTGTTGGGCTAAACGATTGCCAAACCTAATGTCGTGATTTCCCCATGTAAACACTAGCTTTACATTGTGTCTCGCTGCTTTAGCGGTTTCCTCAATCTCACCCAACGCACCCTGACAAGCCTTTAGTTCTTGGATAACAGAAGTCTGGGGCTGGTCAGTTACATCATGTCTGGATATAGAAGCACCATCAAACGCATCCCCGTTACAGATGATAGCTTTGGGCTTGAATTCTTGGATAGCCCATAGAAGCCCTTTAAACGCTGTTGTACGCTGTGCAGGGATAAAGTGAGCATCTGAGAACACAATAACTGTTCCGTCCAGTATGCCTAGTTCTACTTGCTTTAAAGGAGAGAATGACTTGGGTTTGTTTTTGTTGTACAAATCACCACGATGGTCACTTGCACTAAGCACCATGTTGTATTTTTTTTCAATATACCTTCTGCGTAGATGAACTGCCCTGTTGTGTATCCCAAGATGTTCAGCTATTTTTGTGGCAGACTGAAGTTGACCCCATAACTGGATGAACTCCATATCCGTACAAGTTTCATTATGACTGCCCATTGGAATCCTTAGACAATAGTTGCTCTAGCAGATTGATAACTCTATGCTCTTGCATCTCTATCTCCTCATCAGAAGACTTAGGGTCTGTAGCTACACACAGCAAGTCATATAGAAATATATGAAGTAACTCGTGTAGTGCAGTCTTGTCTAGGCTCTCAGGTGTTATCTTTTCAGCACCAAAGTCACCAAGTCGGTAGGTAGCCAATCTAGCTGTCTGGTTAAACTCCACAGAAGCCATAGCTTCTTTAGCAGGTTTACTACCCTTCTCAATTCGCCAATCACACAAACTCAAAATTTGCTGCCATTTTCTGACACTTTGTGCAAAGAGTTGTGCGTCTTCTGGTGTAGGTATGTTAGACATTTCAACACCTTATAGCGTTATTATGACATTTTAATTTAAGATGAGAACAAAGCCACTTCTGCTTTGCGTCTTTTAACCAGCCCTGAGACTTCCTTGCCACCTGCTTTAGTCCATGACATAAAAGCCTCGGCAGCACCTTCCCAATCCTCACGATTGACCTTCATGCGAATGGTTGACCTTTGGTAGTTGCCTAGACCTGCGTTGTAAGCAAAACTGGTAACAGCGTCAAATTTACTTTGATGATTAACAAGATTAGGGCTAAGTCGAAGAACACCACGCTCAAAAGTATTGATGTCCACCTTGAATAAATCGACCAGTTCCTCTTTTGACCATACACGATTGTCTTCCCCTTTAAGTTGGTAGTCAGACCTGATAAGCCCTGTGTAACCTTCTTTACGGACGTTTGGTAGGTTTAGTTGGTCAGCGTACATAGCGTGACCCCACCCGACAGTCCAAATAGCCGCAGAACACCGATAAGGCTTGTTTCTGTAGCCTTCAAAGAAGTGCATCAAGTCCTCGCCAGCTTTACTGACTTTCATTTCTTAGACCAGCCTCTTGAGCCAAACCAAAAACCAATGATTCCACCCAACATTGCCATCTCATCAGTAGAGAAAATAATGTCAGATAAG